TAAAAAAGTGCCTATTAGTATTGTAGACCAACAAGTCAGGAGTACCAAGTAAGCTAATGTTTTCAAGCCTTGTAAAGGTAAACTCCCTCCACTCTTTAACAAGTTTTTTATGTAATTTAGCTTCTGGACCCACTTACTTTTTAGGGGTAACACTGTCGTTTTTTTTGCTCTTTAACGACGCTAACATTCCAATAATACTTGCAACTTCACCATATGGTCTTGTCCATAAATACTGCAATATTTGTTTTCTTTGTTCTTCTGTCAGTTCAAACATATTAACTCCTTTCTATAAAATTATTTTAGATTTATTTGGTGGCACCATTTTGAGTACAACACGCACTCCTTCTGTTGCACCTATTAAAGTATTTTCATGTGCTTCAATTTTTTGTATCTCAGATAATCTGCCATTGCCTAGATCAACATAAACTTTAGCATACATAATAGCATTACCTTTGCCTTCAACCTTACCCATGCCTTTGTTAAACTTGTCAGTAAACTGTCCAAGCACTTGTTGTAAATCTCTAACTAACATTATAATAATCTGATCTTTCTTGTTTTAAATCTTTTACCTCTTGCTCTAGTTTATTTATTTTAACTATTTGATCTGCAAGTTCTGTTTTGTATTGTGTGTTCATAGCTAATAAATCACGTATGTTATTACGTAATTTATCTATTGTGCTATCTGTCTGTGCTTGTTTAAAATCTATCACTGTCTCGTTCTCATATGTTTTATCTTCGTCTTTCATATGTTGACAATATAACAATGTTACCTTAAAAGTCAAGTATGGGTGTTCCAAAAAGATTAACAGAAATGCAAAAAAGATTTGCAGAATATTTAGTATTTAACGAAGGCAGAACTACAGGCGCAGACGCTGCAATAGCTGCTGGCTACAGTAAAGATCGTGCTAGAGTCGAAGCATCAGAATTACAAAACCCTACACTATCACCACTTGTTGTACAATACATAGGAGCGTTAAGAGAAGAGAATCTTAAAAAATATGAAGTCTCTTACGAAAAACACGTAGCAGAGTTGGGTAAGATTAGAGAGGCTGCTTTGAAGAAGAATGCTTTTTCTGCTGCAACCAACGCTGAGAAAAACAGAGGGATGGCCGCAGGATTATACATAGACCGTAAGATAATAAAAACAGGTAAATTAGAGGAAATGTCAGAGGAAGAGTTAGAATTAAAAATGAAAAAAATACTAGAAGACTACGCTCCGATTTTAAATGCAAAGGTTGTTGACGCATTGCCAGAAGAAATTAATGAACCTTCGTTATCTTCTTCACGCAAGAAGTCGGGAAAACAGACCTCTCCGAAAAAGTAATAGACCCATCATCATCTACATCATAGCCTGCAAATATTCTTACAGTCTCATCATCCTTACTAAACAACCAACCCTCACTTACAGGTGTAGCTAGTTTCATACTTTTAAACTCACGTTCGCTACCCCAACCGCCTTCTGTGATGATATCAATCCAATCTATACGTACACGTTTATACGGAAACTTAACAAATTTCTTAACAGTTTTAGGTTTTATGTAACTATCAATTATTCTAGATTTTTTTCGGGATTTCATAATATGTATATGTATGTCAAAAGTTTTAGAAAAACAACGAAAATGAAAAGCTTCGCGCGTAGGCAAACCAAGATATTGCCTAGGTAGACAAAATAATCTGTCACCTTAGACATAAAGTGTCTACCCTACTGTCTACCCTAAAGTCATATATACCAACACTTCTAGACCAAAGTGACAGAATGACATTATTTCTATAGTAGTTTTTATTTTTTTTTTTATTTTTTTTACCATACATATACATATGTCTACTTAGAACCATTTTAGTCTACAATACTGTTTTTTTGTATTTCTTAGCCACATTTTCGCCATACTTACGCTCGTATTCGGCCTCAATTTCTATCATAAGATCCGTGATCCCTGATTCGTCCATCTTCTTAACTTGAACCATGGCACTTTTTACTAGGTCCTTTTGGTATTTTACAGCCTTATTCCTTACTTGAACTTGGTCTATTCCCCATCTTGTTTGATCTGTCATATTCCTCGTACTCCTCTATTAATTTCTCCGAAGGATGCCACACGTCAACAGCTGCATGACACTTGGGACATGACAAGTTACTAACTATATCATAGTCCTCGTTATCTTCCGTGTCGTGATCTCCACCCCATATTAGCTCTGTATTACAGTGCCAACAGTTCATTTGGTAAAATCCTCCGCTTTCATTGGTGTTGTTCTTTCTTTCTCGTCGTGTTGTAACTCATGAAACATATCTAAACGTTTCAAGAATTTGTGTTTCCAGGCTTTTAGTTCAGCCCCTTGTACTTTGAACTCTTGATAATATAGGTCAGGCGTGCATACCATGATAACTCCCTGCTCGATTTTACTTCCATAGACATAATCGTGGGCCATGGCGTACGCTGCAATCTGCATGTAATAATCTTCGATCCATTCTTCCCTCTTCGGACGGTTGGCTTGTTTGAAGTCGACAACAGTCTCCATACCATTATGACTACATATGAGATCTGTTTGACCTGCGTATAGGCCCGGGTAATGTAACGTGACTTCAGACGCATAATACTCTTCGACTGGCGCAAGACCAATCTCAATAATTTTGTCGGCCATGGGACGCGCCTCTTGTCCGATGCTTGTAAGATCAACACAGCCAGTGCCGAGTACATAATGTTCCAGGAATTTATGCATACAGGTACCCCTTGCACTAGATACATTCTTGATTCTGTCTGCTTCTGCTTCACCTACTTTGGCCTTCCATTTGGTTAAAAATTCTGTATTTTTGGTAGCTCCTAATATCGTAGTTACACTTGGAAGTCTATAATTATTTATCTCATAAACACGTTTTCCAGTATCGGGGTCCGTGATCTGTTTTCCTTGCATGTAATTGTATTTGTTACTTTTTTTCAACCCAGGTTTTTGACCTATATTATGGTATTCCTTTATATCTTCATCATTCATCATATACTACAACCAATCTTACCTATGTTATTGTGATGCAACATAATTAAAGTTTCTATATTTTGTATTCTTTCTTCATAATTCATTATTTCAACCCACACATCCTCTAAGTCTATCATTAACATAGCAACAAATGCCATGGTTATAATCAAAGCAAAACAAGATACATATAAAACAAGGTTATCTGAAAATTCATTTCTCATCATTACGCTCTTTTTTATTTTTTAGAGATTGTCTATAACTTTCATCCAAGTCTCGTTGTTCTTGTTGTAGCTTATCAAACTTCTCCTTATCTTTACCAAAGATTTCATCCCAACGTTTCCTATAATTATCATCAGATGGCCTAGACTTACCATCCCAAGGTCTATCTTTTTTTTCTGTAGCCATAACCTTTTCTCCTATCACTATATAATTTACACCAAGACCATGATGTTATCTTAGTTGATACACCATTAATCCAATATAAAAATTCGTATATTATTCTATCAAACATTATAATTTAAATTGTTGTAAAACTTTTATTTTTTCTTCTGCGTTTGCAATTTTATCTATTAACTTATCTACTTCTTCTATGTGTTGTGGATGTTCTCCAATACCTACAGAACTTTCTAAATAAATTTTTAGTGTTGCATCTGCTTCTAAAATTTGTGCTTCGTATCTAGCTTCTAACGCGTCTAATATTGCTGTTCTCATTTTTAAAACTCCAATCCTATTACTATACCTCTATTACCACCAGACTCTACAGCAGGTGTTATAAACCAATTATTTTTTTTATATCTTATCATAGGCACAACATCACTATATGTATAGCCCGTAACTAAACCAACTTCCCATCCGTTATGTGTCATACCTACATAAGCAGATACATTTTCTTCACTATTGTAATACAAACCCGATATCAACGCATCTTGTTGACACCTTGCATGTGGATGTATGTTATTATAGTCACCTTCCAACCCTATGTGCATAGATATTGCTAACATTAAAGATAAACAACTCATGATCTATTTTCCTTATATAGTTTTAAATCAATTACTTTACCGTCGGCAATTTGTGCTGTGTAATGCTCTATGACTTTTTGTATCTTAGGTAGTTTAGTATGTGCAAATGGCCATAGTAAACAACACACATAATATGCATCACGAAAAGTACAACGCCATCTGTATTGTTTTAAATACGGCGTACCGTCAACCCGTTTACCCTTACGCGGCTTGTCAGTTAAAGTACCTACTCCTAAGACTTCGTGCACCCATAAAAGTACACTACGATCAGTCATAGTAATTTCCATCGATAGACGTAAACTATTAGATAATCTATAACCTGGTTTACCTTTGTGTTTCTTTTTCTTTTCAATACCTCTTCGCATGTGAATCGAACCTTCACCATCAAAGAGTCCTGCTATGTAAGCTTTATCTGTATCTGGTATCATTAGTGTATTGACATTCCCTCTTCCTCAATATCAGAAAAGTCTTCATTACCGTAGTCATAAAGTTCTCCTTGAGAATCACAGTCCCAACATTGATGAACCATGTTTTCATGATCTAAAATGCATGCGACTTTTACATAGCCGTTACCCTTACAGGTAGGACATACGTATACTTTCTTAACTTTTTTTGATTTTGCCATTTAAATTCTTCACTTTCTCATTCGCGATTGACTCAATGGTTTTGCTTATTGATAGTTTTGCATCAGGTAATAGTACCTTAGACAACGATATCAATTTCTTGTATGTATCATGTGTTAGTGATACATTTCTGTATTTAGTTATATCAGTCATTTTACTTCCTTTCATTTAGTTATAATGACTATATAGGAG